GCTCCGGCTCCGGCACCGGCACCAGCTCCGGCACCGGCACCAGCTCCCGCTTATGATTACGGTGATAGTGGTGATAGTGGTGATAGTGGTGGTTCTAGTAGTTCAAGCGATAGTGGTGGCGGTTGGGCAGATGATGGGTATTGGTAAGATGGCAAGAGATAACGCATTACAAAAAATAGAATCACATGAAAAACTTTGCAGGATCATGCAAAAACAAACATACGAACGTATGAATCAATTACAAACTCAAATTACTAGAATTGAAAGAATTTTATTAGTTTCTATGGGTGCTGTAGTTACAGGTATGGGCGGTGTTATTGTCGTATTATTACAAAAACTCTAGTCTTCTCTGTCATCATGCCAACGTTCGTTAATTTTACTAGCTAACCAAACTGCAATAGGAATACAAAGCACAAAAGTTAACTCCATAGATTTTTTTACTGAAAAACCAAAATAGTGATTTAATACTGTTGTTATTAATACAGGAGCACAACCTCCAATTAACATAAGTATTACCATTCTGTAATGAAAAGGTGGCTTCATATCCAAGCTTTTAATTCTTCACCCATGACTTGAGTGGCTATATTTACTTTTTTACGTAAAGCTTTTACTATTCTTTCATCAACAGTTTTTTCACACATAATATCTATATATGTCATAGGCATTTCTTGACCTATACGATCTATTCTAGCCTCTGATTGCATCCTTTTTTCAAGATCATAACCATTAGAATAATATATCATAGTAGAAGCACCGGTAAGTGTAATACCATAACCTGCTGTTTGTGGTGTACCTATAATAAATCTTACAGAACTTTTAGGATCTTGTATTTTTTTAATAGCTTTTTGTCTGTCTTCAACAGTAGTATCGCCAAAATAAGTTACATAAGAGTTATCCCCATACTCTTCTTTTATATGTTTTACTATTGTTGCTATATCGTTCCTCCAATGTGCCCATATTACAACCTTACCTTGTATCTCCTCTAACGTGTCCATAAGTTCTACAATACGATTATTTTTTATTTCTTGTACAACCCCATCATCAGATTTAAAATGACCACAAGTTATTTGTTGTAAACGCATAAGTTGAGTCATAGCTGTTGCAGTTGTACTTAACTTACTATTCATAACAGCCAAGGCACTTTTTTTCATTTGTGAATATAGTTTTTGTTGTTCATCTGTAAGTTGTATTATTCTTTTAGTATATGTTTTAGGGGGTAAATCTAAACAATCATCTTTTAAAACACGATAAGAAAATCCTGTAAGTTTTTCTGATAATTCTGGTATGTTTCTATAACCTACAACTATTTGAACTGATCTACCTCCAAAGTTTGCAGTTTTCATAATTGCATATCGTGTTCTAAAACCATAATAAGATTGATGACCTAACAACCACGGATCCAAAAATTCACACTGTTTAAATAAATCTAAAGGTGATTTAGTTACAGGGGCTCCAGTAAGTATTCTTCTATATTTTGTAAGTCTTCCTAATTTACAAATGTTTTTAGTTCTTTTAGCCTCTGGATTTTTTATTGTTGTAGATTCATCTATTACCATTAAAGTTTCATGGCAGTTAATAAATCTAGTAACAAAATCAACACCTTTTTTTGTAGACAAGGCTTCAACATTTACAATTAGTATGTGTAATTCATGACCTGTTTTGAACAGTTTAGATAATTCTTTTTCCTGTTTTTTATTAATATTTGATTGCCACAATGTTGACACATATTCGACATGATTTGCCATATGTATTGGTATTTCTGATTCATGCCAGTTTTTATATACGCCTTTTGGTGCCACAATTACAACACCATTTATTTTACCTTTATCATAAAGCATAGACACATTATCTATTAACACTTTTGATTTACCGGTACCCATCTCCATAAAAAGCGCAAACACTTCTTTATCCCAAGACATTTCTAACGCTTTCAACTGATGAGCGTATGGTTTAGTTTTAAACTTATAGTTCATGTTTATTTATCTACTTTCTATTGACTTTTATATCACAAAGTTTATATTGTTGTCAATGTCAGAAAGTATAAGTTACGAAAAAATTAAAAGAGATAAAGTGCCTACGGTTTACGTTATACAAGAAATACCAGGTACTAGAGAAGGTAGACCTAAAATAAATATTATGGGTGCATCACAATATGGTACATTTAAATTTTTATTGCCAGAGTTATCTCAAATAATTTTTTCACCTGGTCCTTTAATAATGAAATTAAGACAAGGTTTAAAAAACTATGGACCTAAAGATTATTTACTACTTACAGGTGATCCTGCAATAATAGGAGTTGCATGTTCTATCGTCTCTGATATTACAAACGGTAAATATAATGTTTTAAAATGGGATAAACAAGAAAGAAGATATTATTCAATAGAAATAAATTTATATGAGAAAGGAAATATAGATGAATGAAGACTTACAAAAAATGTTTATTGAAGATGCACCTCAAGATGTGGAAAATCTTACTGGTGTAAACAACCTATCTAGTTTAGTTGTTGAACTTCAAAAACTTGAAGATGAAATAAAATTAGAAGAAGAGAAACTAAAAATAAAAAAAGAAAAAGCAGATAAAATATCTAATATAGCTATACCAGAAATTATGAGTGCATTAAAAATGAAAACAATGAAATTAGCTGATGGATCTGCAATAGAGGTAAAAGAAATTTATAGCGCCACAATACCATTAAACAAAAAAGAAGGCGCATTTAACTGGCTTCGAGAGCATGGCCTAGGTGATCTTATTAAAAATGAGGTTACTGTTTCCTTTGGTCGTGGCGAAGATAACAAGGCGAGCGAATACGCAGACCTTGCACGAGGTCGTGGGTTAGAACCAACTCAAAAGTTGAAAGTCGAACCCATGACACTCAAAGCGTTGTTTAGAGAGCGTTCTGAAAAAAATGAAGAACTGCCATCTGAACATTTTAATCTGTTTAAGGGAAACAAAACAAAAATAACAAGGAGCAAATAACATGAGCGAAGAAACAAGAGACATCGCAAACAAACAAGGTGGTGCATTAGCAACTTTGGATTTTGTTAAAGATTCAGGAATGGGTCTTGATAACATTGACAAAGGTGATCTTGCTTTACCTTTTCTGAAATTACTGCAAAGTATGTCAGATGAAACGAAAAAGAAAAATGCCAAATATGTTGAGGGAGCAGAAGCTGGCATGTTCTATAATACGGTTACAAAAAAACTGTATGATGGAGAAAAAGGAATAGAAGTTATTCCTGTATTCTACAAAATGACTTACCCTGAATGGGCACCTTTTGAAAGAAGTGAAGGTAGACCTGTTCATCCAGATAGGGGTCCAAGCATTATGGCAGAAACAACTCAAGGTAAAAATAATAACAAAGATGTGTTGAAAAATGGTAACGAGATTATCAAAACAGCAAATCATTTTGTTATCATTAACGGAGAAAGACCTGAGAAAGCTTTGATGACAATGAAGTCTACTCAGTTAAAAGTCAGCAGAGGATGGAACTCACAAATGGAAGACCAATTTGAGACAGATCCCAAGACTGGCAAGGCAGTACAAGCGCCTATGTTTTCAAGAATATACAGACTAAGATCTGTTGAAAACGCAGGAAGCAACTTTAATTGGCATGGTTATAATATTGACATGATAAGAAAAGTTGATAATGCCGGTCTTTATCAAATGGCCCGTGATTTTTATAACTCTTTAAAGAAGTCGCAGCAAAAAGCTGCCACAGTTTCAGGGGAAGATAAATCAAATTACTAATTTCTCGAAAGAGAAATGTGGGCGGCCGTAGGGAGACTGAAAGCCGCCCATAATACGGGATCATTATGGTTAATGAATTTATAAAATTATTTTCGGGTTATAGTGGAGATTTCGGCATTGCCGATATGTCCAAAGCTACATTAGACTCTGAAAAAAATAAATTAAAACCAGATTACGAATGGTCTGGAAGACCAGTTACACCACAAGATTACGAAAATCATATTAAAGGAAAAATATCTATTGGTATACAACCGTGTAGATTAGATAAAACTGCACAGTTTGGTTGTATTGATATTGATCCCAAAAATTACTCAGACTTTAAAACAGAAAAATATTTAGCCTTATTTCAAAAATTCAAATTACCTCTTATACCTTTAATGTCAAAAAGTGGAGGATTACATTGTTATATATTTTTAAAACAACCCATACCAACAGCTGATTTAATAGAAGCATTAAAATCTTTTTTGTTACCACTAGGTTTAAAACCTACCACAGAAATTTTTCCAAAGCAGAAAGAATTAAAGGAAGATGACAAAGGAAACATAAAACCTGGTAACTTTATTAACTTACCATATTACAATGATGGTGAGACACAGCGATACGCTATAGATAAGAATAATTCTAAACTATCATTAGAACAATTTATACAATTAGCTAATCAATCTAAAATAGATAAAGACAAACTAGATTTTATGGTAGATGAAACACATAAAAATATTTTAGTTGGAACTAATCCAGAGTTTAATGATGGACCACCGTGTCTCGCATTATGTTCTAAAACAAAGTTAGATGATGGCAGAGATAGATTTATGTATAATTATATGGTCTTTGCTAAGAAAAAATACAAAGATAAGTGGCCTGACTTTGTATCAAAAGCAAACTATGAATATTTAGGATCACCTTGGGACAAATCTAAATTAGATCAAAAAATAAAAGCTTGGGATAAGGAAACAGCAGGGCATACTTGTTACGAGGATCCCATACAAGATAAGTGTATGCGTAGTTTATGTTATTCAAGAACATATGGTGTTAAATCAGATAGTATAAATGTTTTTCCTGACATCACAGATTTTCAAATTATAAAATATGAACAACCAGAATATAGATTTAATGTTGTAATGCCTAATGATGATAAAATAGAAGTTGTCATACCTAATTTAAAATTAATGACTACACAAAAAGAAGTATTAAATTTAATATGGGAACAAACAGGGATATATTTTGAACCAATAAAACCAAAAGATTGGCGAGCTAAATTAAATGATTGGAGAAAAAGTTGTCAGAATATTAAACCACCTGAAGGCACAAGCACAGATGATATTTTAGGTAATGAATTATATCAATATTGTATTAATGGACCACAAGCAAAACAAAGAATACAGATTAGACTTGGATCTTGTCTTACTGAAGAGGGTTTTCATTTTTTTAAGTACCAAGCTTTTCTCACACACCTTGGTAGTGATTGGAAAATATCAAAAGAAAAAATAGGACAAAAATTAAAAGAAAGATTTAAAGTAGAATTTAATTATTCACTTAAAGTAGATGGTAAAGTGGAGAAGGTATGTAAAGTTAAACAATTACACGTGGATAAAATAGAATATAAACCTGTAGAAAGAAAAGGATCTAACTACTAATGAGATATAAAGTTATAGGACCTCCAGGCACAGGAAAAACTAAAACATTACTAGACAAAGTAAAACAGTATTTAGATAAAGGTGTGTTATTAGATAGAATTGGATACTTTGCATTTACAAAAAAAGCTTCTGAAGAGGCAAGAGATAGATTTTTAGAACAAAGACCAAACTTAACAAAAAAAGATATAAAATATTTTAGAACACTACACTCATTGGCTTTTAATAATTTAGGTTTAAAAGAAGAAAACGTTATGAATGAATTAAATTATAAAGCTATAGGTGAAACATGTGGTATACAAATTCAATATGCATCTTATGAAAAAGACGCATGGAATGGTATATTTTCATCAAACAGTGAATATTTAAATTTAATAAATTTAGCAAGAGTAAGACAAATAAAAACATTAGAACAACTTGATCTTAATGAACATCTTGGAAAAGTAGAAAGAGATAAGTTAGAAGCGATAGATCTTGAAATACA